ATGAGCCGCCCAACAAACTCGCCTAGCCTCCCTGCGAGGGACTTCGGCTCCGAGATCTCTACCCCGAGGACTTGGGTAGAGAACGCTCGGTAGGCCTCCGCCAACCTCGGGTCAGCGATCACCAGATCGTCCCCTACGATACAGTAGGGGGCAGTTCTGGGGTCGCCTCCGAGCCGGGCCCAGAGTGCCCTGACAATAGCATGATGGCTCAGGGCAAAGGCGGCGAACGAAGGGACAGTCCCCAATGGCTGTCCGCATCGCCACCTTATGGTCTCTGAGCTGGCCCCAGGGTAGGCCGTCCGAGCGGGAAGCCTCGCGATCCAACAGAAGAGATCGACCCACGGCCTGTTGGCCCTGGAAGAGAGGGACCACAGGACCGTCCGGGTTACTGCCAACGGGAACCGGTCCGTGGCCGAGCTAAGGTCGAAGGACCAAACAGTCCTTCCGGCCTTTAACCACTCGGCCACGCGCTCCGCACCCGCTTGCTGGTTGAATGTAAAGTCCTGCGGGATCGCCTTGAGCGCCCGATACAATTCACGGGCCCAAGGGTCCAGCAGGAACTGTAGCCAGCGCGGGGGAGCGTAATAAAACCGGGCCTTCCCGTCTGGTTGCACCCGGCAATAAACCGCGCCGTGTGCCCGGATTGAGCCGGGTGCCGGTCTAAAATCTGGAAGGACCGGCAACATCGGCCAGAACCGGGGCACGGTCCCTGGTGGGTGTATAATATGATCTTGCATTACCCACCAGGCGTCCCTAAATAGCTCTTTACCGACGTCCGTGAAGTTACCGCGGCCGTCGGTGAGCTTTAGGGACAGCGGGTTATTGGGGTGGATCTTTCTGTGGATTCGCACCTCCGGTAGCACGTCGGATGGAGTGACACCGAAGTACGCCCGGAAGGGAAACCGGGCGCGCCAATCCTCGGTGTCAATCTCCACGATGTGACCGGAGGAGAGAGGCACCGTGAGGATGCGAGCCGTCCCGACAGCCCGTTCGAACTTCTCCACGTCCTGCGCAGACGGGATCGTCTTGAGACGGCCGTAAGCCGTCAAAGCGACCCGCCACGCTTGGACGAGCTGGAGAAACTTTTCGAACGGGGCCGTGGTGGCGACACGGTATGCGTAATTGAGATACCGGTCAGACCACCACGGGGGCCTGTCAGGACACTCCCCGGCTCGGAGCTTCAGCAACCACTGGACGAGGGAGCTTACTCGCTCCTTCGCCCAGTCG